TAAAAGGTTCAAATTATAGAATCGAAGTTAAAGGAAATGATTTGACAAGTGGTTTTCAAGAAGTTGTTAATGAGGCTCTTTTTATAGCTGCCACAACAAATTGGATGAAACCGATTTCAAAGGTTGTGTTTGAAGGAGATTATTCAGACGTAAGCCTTAAGAGTTTAGATTTTCAGTGTATTAGTTGTACTACACCTCAAGCTTAAACTTAAATCTACCTAACTAAAAGCGAGACCTCTTCATTTTGAAGGGGTCTTTTTTTTTTAGTTATCTTTGTACAAAAGATTACAGATGATAAATTCAGTAAGACAAACAGTGATGTCCATTCTGAATAAAAATAATTACGGATATATATCTCCGTCAGATTTTAACTTGTTTGCAAAACAAGCACAGTTAGATTTATTTGAAACATATTTTTATTCATACAACTATCAGTTGCAGAAAGAAAATGCAAGACAGTCAGGAACGGGATATGCAGATATAACAAAGGGATTAGAGGAAGTTATTGATACTTTTTCTGTCACATTACCTTTGTTGAATGCAGGTGGGAATAATTATTTTTTACCATCTTTAACAACTACAAGTAATGATTATTACTTAATAAATAAAAACCTAGTACATAATAATGTAATAGTTTCCGGAACAACTGATGGAACAGTAGGTGGTCAAAATGCTATTGTTGACGGTTCGGCTACGTTTACAACAGATGGTATTTCAGTAGGAGATATTGTTGGAATAACTATAGCAGGAGTAACTTATAATTATACTGTTCTAAATATAGTGAATGACACTACTATTCAAACAAGTGGTAACAACATTAACGTACAACCGCTTTTATATTCTATTTATAAAAAAGGAGATATAAAAGAAGCAGAAAAAGTTACACACACTAAAATAACAATGCTTAACAATTCAATATTGACTAAGCCTAATTTAACATATCCTGCATATACTCAAAACGGATTGACTGTTGAAATCTATCCTGATACAGTAAGTAATGTAGGGCAATTGGTTTCTCAATATATAAGATTTCCTTTTGCACCTAAGTGGACATATGTTACTTTAACTAATGGAGAACCTGCTTTCGATGAGACTGCAGTTGATTATCAAGACTTTGAACTACCAAACGATGACGAGGTAAATTTAGTTATGAAGATACTTCAATATGCCGGAATGAGTATTAGAGAAATTCAAGCAGTTCAATTTGCAGGGAGTGAAGAGGCACAAAGCGAACAACAAGAAAAATAATTATGGCATATATAAACGATTATCAATATTATGAAAATAGCGGTGCAAATCCTGAAGATGCTAATTGGGGTTCATATCAATATGTTTCATTAGAAGATATTGTCAACAATTTTATGTTGATGTATACAGGAAACCATAGTATTGTAAACAACGAAGAAAGGTACAAAGTATTATTCCACGCAAAAAGAGCAATACAGGAATTAAACTATGATGCTTTCAAAGAAATTAAAATTTTAGAATTAAGTGTATGTGACACACTTAGATATGTTTTACCTAACGACTATGTTAATTGGGTAAGGATTTCTATGTATAAAGATGGATTGTTATATCCATTAAGTGAGAACATACAAACCAATTGGTCTTCTGCATACCTACAAGATAGTGACTGTAGAATTCTTTTTGATATAGATGGCAACGCATTAAAACCTCAACATTCAGATTTAGACTATGATAGAATTTACGGTGGTAAAAGGTCTATTTATCTAAATGCAAACTCTCCTTATAATGGTAAGGAAGGATATTATTGTGACGGTGAATGGTTTTTTGAGTATGGTATTGGTGCTCACTACGGATTAAATACGGAGACTGCCAACGCTAATCCTACCTTTAAGATTAATCCAAAAGGTGGTGTTATTAACTTTAGTTCAGGAATGGCAGGAGAACTCTGTGTATTAGAATATGTATCTGATGGTATGGAAAATGGTAACGATAGTTTAGTTACTGTAAATAAATTATTTGAAGATTATATCTATGCCGCAATTGAGTTTGCAATACTTGGCTCCAAGGTTGGTGTGCAAGAGTACATTGTGACTAGACTGAGAAAGCGTAAATCAGCATTGCTTAGAAACGCAAAAATCAGAATAAGTAATATACACCCCGGAAGACTCTTAATGAATATGAGGGGTAGAGATAAGTGGATAAAATAATATGGCGAACACGACAAGAAATTTTACTCAAGGAAAAATGAATAAGATGGTGGATGAACGTCTTGTCCCTAATGGGCAGTACGTTGATGCACTTAATGTTCGTATGGGTTCTACTGAAGGTTCTGAAATAGGAGTAATAGAAAATTCAAAAGGTAATCAGCAATTAACTTCTTTAAAGTATTTAAATAGTTCATTAAGTAATCAAGCTAAATGTATTGGTGCTTTTGAAGACGGTGCTTTTGAAACTATGTATTGGTTTGTTCACGACCCTAATTTTGGAGGACCCGGAACACTAACAAATATAGTTGATTTAGTTGTTTCATTTAATACAGAAAGTCAGCTTTTAAGATATCACGTTATTAGTATTGGTGACCCACTAGACAACACAAAGACCACATTAAATTTTGATTCAGAACATTTAATAACAGGAGTAAATAAAATTGAAAATTTATTGTATTGGACAGACAACTATAATCCTCCAAGACAAATAAATGTAACTAAAAACTATCCAAATCCTGTTGGACAACTTGATGCATTTAGTGCTGAAGAATTATTGGTGATTAAAAAACCACCCGTTCAATGCCCTTTTGTAACACCGTTAGCAACTTCTAGTCAAGATAATTTTCTAGAAGACAGGTTTGTTTGTTTTGCTTATAGATACAAATATGCTGACGGAGAGTATTCAGCTACATCACAGTTTTCGGAACCAAGCTTTATTCCTAATGCTTTTAGATATGATATTAGTACTGCATTAAATTCAGGTATGCTAAATAGCACTAATGCTGCTACTATAAGATATAACTCAGGTGGTCATCTAGTAAAAGAAGTAGACATTCTTTTTAAGGATATGAATAATTCAACGATTAAAGTTATTGAATCATTAAATAAAGAAGAAGTAGGTTTAGCAGATGACACCGAATACAACTTTAGCTTTAACAATAGTAAAATATTTACAATACTACCTTCGTCTGAGATTTTAAGATTATATGATAATGTACCTCATTTAGCACAGGCTCAAACAATGATGGGTAACAGACTAATGTATGGTAACTATTATGAGCAATATGATTTAAAGAGAGATGAAGTTCCTACAAAATTTGAGTATACTGTCTCAACCGCAGAAGAATCTATAGGTAGAACAGATTTGGAGGGTTTAACGGCTACGGGTAATTATAGTGTTAATGGTGCACAATCAATACAAAATAGTGTTATTGAAGTAAACTTAGATGGTTTAGATTTAATTACAGGTGCTACTTTAAATATATTAGTTAGGTTTGAACACAATAGTTGGACAGGACAGGCTCCTTTTCCGGCTGATACAACTCAAGAACAAAATATAGAATTCACATATATACTTCCTCAAAATTTTAATTCAGTATATGATTTAGCGACCTCTGTTGATTTTGCTGAAAAGATAGGTACTACAATTAATATACAAACAGTTGATAATGCTTGTAACGGAACAACATTAACAGACTTGTTTAACTGTGTAATTTCAAATGAACTATCAGGATTATTTAAATATGAAAGTGGTATAAGTGCTACCGGTCAGCCTATAGAAATTATTACAAGTCCGGGGTCAACAAGTATAAAATTACAATTACCGGCTATGTCTTTTGTAGACGACCCTACAGGTGTAGCTATTACACAAACAGTTTGGGAGTATTATAAAATAAATTTAGTAGATGCGGTATATCAAGAGTTAGGAGACCCATCAAGTTTACATAGTAATAGAGGCTATGAGGTTGGTATAGTTTATATGGATGAATTTAACAGAGCAACATCAGCACAAGTTAGTTTAAATAACAACGTGCACATACCTTGTTCTGCATCAGAATTTAAAAATACTATTAGTGTAAATAGACGAACGGCACAACTCGCACCAAGTTGGGCAACTAGATATAAGTTTGTTATAAAACCCGACAAGGAAGTATATAACACAATATACTCTCAATTCTTTTTTAGAGACCCTGCTAGTGGTGCAGACTACTTTTTATTAGAAGGTCAAAATTCTCAAAAGATAAAACTTGGAGATGAGTTAATTGTAAAAAGAGATA